TTAGATCCGGTTCTTAAGTGCATATAACAATTCGAGTGCTCGACGCGGGGTAAGGTCATCGAGATCCACTTTCGCCAATTCGTCCAGCACCGGATGCGGCAGGCTGGCAAACATGTCGCTTTGCTGCGGGGTCGCCGGTTTGCCTTTGATGGCAGGCTTGGGCGCTTCGTGCGGCAATGCGGTGTCTTCCAGCCGGCTCAGATGCTCACGGGCGCGCGCGATCACTTCGCTCGGTACACCGGCCAGTTGCGCCACGGCCAGGCCGTAGCTTTGGCTGGCAGGTCCCGGCAAGACGTGGTGCAGGAACACGATGCGCTCGTTGTGCTCGGTCGCGTTGAGGTGCACGTTGGCCACCAGCGGCTCGGCTTCCGGCAACACGGTCAGTTCGAAATAGTGTGTGGCAAATAAAGTATAGGCGCGCAGATGTGCCAGGCGCTCGGCAGCGGCCCATGCCAGCGACAGACCGTCGAAGGTGCTGGTACCGCGACCGACCTCGTCCATCAGCACCAGACTGCGTTCGGTGGCGTTGTGCAGAATGTTGGCGGTTTCGCTCATCTCGACCATGAAGGTCGAGCGGCCGCCGGCCAGGTCGTCGCTGGAGCCGATCCGGGTGAAGATCCGGTCCACCAGCGACAACTCGCAACTGGCCGCCGGGACGAAGCTGCCGATATGCGCCAGCAGCACGATCAATGCGGTTTGGCGCATGTAGGTGGATTTACCGCCCATGTTCGGCCCGGTGATCACCAACATCCGGGTGTTGTCATCCAGGCTCAGGTCGTTGGCCACAAACGGCGTGGTCAGCACCTGCTCAACCACCGGGTGACGCCCCTGGGTGATACGCATGCACGGCTCGCTGACGAAACGCGGGCAGTTCAGGTCAAGGTTCAGCGCACGCTCGGCAAGGTTGCTCAGCACGTCCAGCTCGGCCAGTGCAGCAGCGGTGTCCTGCAACGGCGGCAACTGGCTGATCAGATCTTCCAGCAGCGCCTCGTAGAGCATTTTCTCGCGGGCCAAGGCACGGCTCTTGGCCGACAGCGCCTTGTCTTCGAATGCTTTCAGCTCCGGCGTGATGAAACGCTCGGCGCCCTTGAGTGTCTGGCGACGGATGTAGTCTGCCGGAGCCGATTCCGCCTGCTTGCTCGGCAATTCGATGAAGTAGCCGTGAATGCGGTTGTAGCCGACTTTCAGGTTGGCCAGGCCGGTGCGGGCCTTTTCCCGGGCTTCGAGGTCGATCAGGAATTGGCCGGCGTTCTCGCTCAACGATTGCAGCTCGTCGAGTTCGCTGTCGTAACCGGTTTTCAATACGCCGCCGTCGCGGATTACCGCGGGCGGGTTGTCGATGATGGCTTTTTCCAGCAGCGCCGCCAGTTCCGGGTAGGTGCTGGTGGTGGCTGCCAGGCGCTGCAGGTGCGGCGCTTCCAGGTCGGTCATCGCCACTTGCAGTTGCGGCAGGGCACCGAGGGCATCGCGCAGACGAGCGAGGTCACGGGGGCGCGCGTTGCGCAGGCCGATCCGCGCCAGAATCCGCTCGATGTCGCCGATTTCCTTGAGCTGCGGCTGCAGCTTTTCGAAACGATAGCCATCGAGCAGACAAGTGATCGAGGTCTGCCGCGCCAGCAGCACGGTCAAATCGCGCAGTGGACGGTTCAGCCAACGAGTCAGCAGGCGGCTGCCCATCGCGGTCTGGCAACGATCGACCACCGATTGCAACGTGTTGTCGCGCCCGCCCGCCAGGTTGGTATCGAGTTCCAGGTTGCGGCGGCTCGCGCCGTCGAGCACCACGGTGTCGTCCAGACGCTCATGACGCAGGCTGCGCAGATGGGGCAGGGCGGTGCGCTGGGTTTCCTTGGCATACGCCAGCAGGCAACCGGCGGCGCCGATGGCCAGGGTCAGGGCTTCGCAACCGAAGCCTTTCAGGTCTTGCGTGGAAAACTGCTGGCAGAGACTTTTCAACGCCGAATCGCGCTCGAAATCCCACGGCGCGCGACGACGCACGCCACGGCGTTTTTCCGCCGGCAGGTCTTTTGGCCAGTCGTCCGGGATCAGCAGTTCCACCGGGTTGACCCGTTCCAGTTCCGCCAGCAGATTTTCCCAGCCCTTGATCTCCAGCACGGTGAAGTTGCCGCTGGTGATGTCCAGGACGGCCAGACCGAACAGGCGCTCGTCGCCCAGCACCGCCGCAATCAGGTTGTCGCGACGCTCATCAAGCAGCGCTTCATCGCTGACCGTACCCGGGGTGATGATCCGCACAACCTGACGTTCCACCGGGCCCTTGCTGGTGGCGGGGTCGCCGACCTGCTCGCAGATCACCACCGACTCGCCGAGCTTGACCAGTTTCGCCAGGTAACCTTCCGCCGCGTGGTAGGGAATCCCGCACATCGGAATCGCCTGGCCCGCCGACTGACCGCGCGCGGTCAGGGTGATGTCGAGCAACTTGGCAGCCTTCTTCGCGTCTTCATAGAAGATCTCGTAGAAGTCGCCCATGCGATAGAACATCAGCTGATCCGGGTGCTGATTCTTCAGGCGCCAGTATTGCTGCATCATCGGGGTGTGGGAGGACAGGTCGGAGACGGCTTTATTCATCGGATTGTCAGGTAACTCGTTAAATGATGTAGGGCAAAAGCGAGGGCAACCGCCGGGCTTTTCCGCGATGGGCGCAAGGTTACCATGGGCGGTCGGCTCGACGCAGGCATGACGGCCTGCTGGCACTTTCTGCGTTTAATTGTGATATATGCACGATTTATGCAAATCAGCATTTGTCTTCGGAAAAAACTTCAAGCACTATGCGCGTTATGCAAAAACGCAACGTATCCTCCGTCTTAAGAGCACTGCTCGACCAGCACGGGATCTCCCCCACGGAGCTCCACCGTCGCACCGGCGTGCCTCAATCAACGCTCTCGCGGATTCTCAGCGGGAAGATCGTCGATCCTTCGGATAAACACATCTCGAAGATCGCCGAATACTTCAATGTGAGCACTGATCAATTGCGTGGCCGCGCCGATGTGGCGACCGCGACCGGTGGCGCGCGCGATGACGTGCATGCGGAACTCAAGGACATAAGCCTGTGGGACGACGATACCCCTGTCGATGACGACGAGGTGTCGGTGCCCTTTCTTCGCGAGGTTGAATTGGCTGCTGGATCAGGAAGATTCGTCATCGAAGAGAGCGAACGCTCTAGCCTGCGCTTCGGCAAGCGCAGCCTGCGCCATAACGGTGTGCAGTTCGACCAGGCCAAATGCGTGACAGTGCGCGGCAACAGCATGTTGCCGGTGTTGCGTGACGGCGCCACCGTCGGTGTGAATGCGGGCAAGTGTGGCATCGGCGACATCATCGATGGCGACCTGTACGCGATCAATCACAACGGTCAGTTGCGCGTGAAGCAGCTTTACCGCCTGCCGACCGGCATCCGTCTGCGCAGCTTCAATCGCGATGAGCATCCAGACGAGGACTACAGCTTCCAGGATATGCAGGACGAGCAGATCGTCATCCTCGGTCACGTCTTCTGGTGGGGCATGTACGCCCGTTAACCGCAATCCAGTCAGATAAAACCCGCCATCGGCGGGTTTTTTTTCGTCTGCGCAAAAACCTCAAACCCTCGTACAACGTGGCTTTCATGCATCTGCGCATTTCTCGCGCATAAATAAATGCATTTATGCATTGACTGTATATGCATCCATGCATATTCTTGCCACCAAGCCGCTCGACAAAGCGGCTGGCAACAACAGCTCTTTAGTTCCACAAGAACAGGCAGCGATGAACCGGCCTCAACGGTTCAGAGGGTTGGCAACTGACCCGGGTGTGCAGCGTAAAGCACCAGAAGCAGTTATCCGGCGGGCAGGGACCGCGGTCGGAAAAACAATTTGAACGGACTCGTACCGCGCCAGTAGCGCCGAAAAGTCAGCTTCCTTCTCGAATACAGGATTTGAAGGAAGGCGAAGGAGCGCATTACTGAAAAGCCCGGCGGATTGCCGGGCTTTTTGGAATGCCTGCCCGACATCGTTCCCCGCTGATCGGTATGCAGAACCGCGGAATCGCGACTGAAAAAAATTAACCATAGGGAAAATGAAATGAATCGTTACGTACTTATCGAGCCGGTTTACCAACTGAACTTCAAAGTCGTCCTCCAGGTGGTGGATGCTGAAGACTTTCCTTCGTTGCCTGGTGGACCTGCTTACTGGATTGACGTGCCACAAGACACGATTGTTCAAGCGGGTTGGCTGGCGCAGTTCCAGACATTCCAGTGGGTTTTTGCCGAGCCGACTTATGAGGATTATGTCGTACTTGCCAATGCGCGGATGAGCGAGCGGTTTGATGCGGCGATTCACTGGCTGACGTTCAATCCGCTGCAATACAAAAAAGATATTGGCGCCGCGACTTCTGATGATGAGACGGCATTGTTGGCTTACAAGCAATATTTCGTTGCTGTCAGCGAAGTAAAAAAACAGCCTGGCTACCCGTCAGTCATTAATTGGCCAGTCGCGCCGTTCTGATACGAATGCAACAACGCAATCGCTTTTAGGGCGCATTACTGAAAAGCCCGGTCTCACCACCGGGCTTTTTGGAATGCCTACCTGAAGAGACATCGCTTGAACCCAACACACATCACTCATCAACTGAAACCAGGAGGCGTGACATGACACACGAGCAACAAGCGTTGGCGGACATGCCGATCTGGCTGGTCATCCTCCTCGCCGTGGTGGGCGGGGTGTCCGGCGAAATGTGGCGCGCCGACAAGGAAGGCGCTCGTGGCTGGTCATTGCTACGGCGTCTGGCGCTGCGCTCCGGCGCCTGCATGATCTGCGGCGTCTCGGCGATCATGCTGCTGTATGCCGCCGGATTATCCATCTGGGCCGCTGGTGCCTTCGGTTGCCTGACCGCCATGGCCGGTGCCGACGTGGCCATCGGTCTGTACGAACGCTGGGCCGCCAAGCGCATCGGCGTCTGCGAAGTTCCCCCGCCGCGCGATCCCCAGTAACTCAACACTTTCCTGCCTCGCTGCAACTGATGCGGCGGGGCTGCGCGTGGACAATTGAAAAGGAGGTCATGCATGCCCGCACCGATCCAGCAGCCTTCGCAGCTGTTCACGGCGATGGCGACAACCCTGCGCAACAGCGCCGGCCTGAATCTGCAGGTTGGCAATCACGACGACTTCACAGCACCCGGCGCTCAGACCTGGGCATTGATTGACTTCGACCGTAATGCGCCCGGAGTGCGTGGCGCCGACGGACGTATCGCCCACGTCATGACCGTATCGCTGCAAGTCATTCCGGCACTTTCTGCGAGTGCATTTGCCGCGTGCGATCTGATCGCGGTGCTGAAAAATCTGATCACCGACAACCGTTGGAACCTGCCCGGCGATCAATGCGATTTGCCGATGAACATTGATGGTTTGCCGTCAGTGCTCACACGCGCCGAGCAGCAATACAAGGCGTGGACCCTGACCTTCACTCAGACTCTCTACCTCGGCCCGACCTTGCTCGACGACCCGCTCGGTACGCCGAAATTCGCCCGTACCTGGGAAGTCAGCAACATCGACGACCCCGACCAATACACCGCGCTGGAGGCCTGACCGATGTTCGACGCAGTACTGCGCATGCAACTGGGGCCGATCATCGAGCGGCTGGCGGAGATGGAAGCGGAGATCGACGATCTGCACCGCCGAGCCGAGAGTTTCTGTCGCATCGGCATCTGTCAGGCAGTCGATGCGGCAAGCAACACTTGCCATGTCAGCCACGGAGGACTGCTGACACCAGCCATCAAGTTCTTCAACCCGAGCGCCGGAGCGCAGAGCGAATCGCGGATTCCCAGCGTGGGCGAGCAGTGTCTGTTGCTCAACTACGGCAGCGGTGAAAGCGGCGCGCAGAGCGTGGCGTTGTTCGGCCTCAACAGTGACCGATTTCCGCCGACGGCGACGGTACCGACGCTGACGCGCCGCGTTTATGCCGACGGCACTGAAAGCGGTTACGACGACGCCACACACATTCTGCACTGGCAGAACGGCCCGGCGGCTTTCACCGGTTCTCGCGAATCGCTTGCACTGAGCATCGGCCCGGCGCAACTGACGATGACGCCGCAGCTGATCAGCCTGCAACTGGGCGGCGTCGGCCTGAGCATCGACGCCTCGGGCGTGCACTTCAGCGGCCCGTTGGTGGATCACCAGGGCCGCGTCATCAGCCCCTGAATCAAGAGCTTCCCATGATCGGAATCGATAGAGACTCCGGGGCCACGGTCGACGACTGGCTGCAGTTTGTGCAGCGCGCGACACGAGCCCTGACCACGCCGCTGGGCACCCGGCAAAAAAGGCCCCTTTATGGCTCGCTGATCCCCACGCTGCTGGGGCAGAACCTCGGTGACGACGTTTTGCTTCTGGCGCAGAGCCACGCGGCTCAGGCGTTTTACAACGCGCAGAACGGGATCAGCGATTTTCAGCCGAGCGTGATCGTCGCCAGCCGCCAGGGCGCGGGCCTGCTGCTGCGCTTCGCCGGCACCTGGAAAAACCGTCAACAGACATTCGAGGTCGTGACATGAGCATGTTGATCCCCGGCCAGAATCAATTGGCCGAACCGGCGCTGATCACTGTCGACGCTTTCGAAGACTTGCTCGCCGAGTTCAAGACCTTCGTCGTTGAATACGTCGGCGCTCGAGCGCCGGACAGCGCAGCGAAACTCAAGACCAGCCTCGATAACGAAAGCGAATTGCTGACCCTGGCGCTTGAAGCTTTCTGCGTGCGTCTGCAAACTCACGAACGCAAATACAACGCCCGCATCAAGCAGATGCTGGCGTGGTGGGCCACTGGCAGCAACCTCGATGCACGGCTGGCGGACATGGGCCTTGAAAGGCAGTTGCTCGACGCGGGCGACCCGGCAGCCTTCCCGCCAATACCACCGATTTATGAAAGCGACGACGACGCCCGGTTGCGTTATTACCTGGCGCCACATGCCCCGGCTGCGGGCTCGCGGATGCAGTATCGCCGCGAGGTATTCACCCTCGGTGAACGGCCAACGGTGAAGGTCGAATCGACGGATGGAGGTGTGGTGAATGTCACCTACACCTTCAACCCGGACGGCCTCGCCGCACAGGTCAAGGACGGCAACGGTCGCCGCACCGCACCGGGCGAAGTGCAGGTCACGGTGCTCGCTCGGGAGGGAGATGGGACACCGTCGCAAGCCCTGCTTGATGGCGTGCGTCAGCACTTCGCCCGCCCTGATGTGCGACCGGAAACCGACCTGGTCACGGTCAAGGCAGCTGACATTCACCGCTACAAGATTCGCGTGGTGGCGAAGATCAATTCCGGCCCCGACTCGGGCCTGACCAAAGTCGCCGCACAACAGCAATTGCAAGCCTACGCCGACAGTTGCCATCGCCTCGAAGGGCGGGTCGATCCGAGCTGGATCGACTACACACTGCACAGCGCCGGCGCCGTGCAACTGCAGATTCTTGAGCCGCTGGCGCCGATCATCACCAGCGCCTTCGAGGCGCCGTACTGCACGGCGGTCGAGGTCGAGGTGCTGACGCTATGAGTGAGCCAACGCATCGCCCGACGTTGCTGCCGGCCAACAGCTCGGCACTCGAACGTGGACTGGATCTGGGCTTCGGCGCACTGCTTGATCGCATCGCGCCGCCGTTCCCCGAACTGATGAATCCGAACGAAACACCGGTCGCATTCCTGCCGTATCTGGCAGCGGATCGCGGTGTCGCCGAATGGAGCACCAGCGCACCGGAAACTGAGAAGCGCCTGACCGTCGAACTGGCCTGGCCCACCGCACGCCAGGCCGGCACCCGCAAGGCGCTGGAGAACGCGGCCAAGGGTTTGCAACTGCGCCCCGAAGTCCGCGCCTGGTACGAACAGACGCCGCCCGGCGTGCCTTACAGCTTCAGCGTACGCGCCTTCAGCGAGCAGCCTTACAGCGCAGAAATCGACACCCGTCTCGACCGGCGTCTGGCCGATGCCAAGAGCGAACGGGACATTCTTTCGGTGACAGTTGGCTTGAGCGCGTTCGGCAGTCATTCCATTGCCGCTGCGACCTTTTGCGGTGAGCTGACCACGGTTTATCCGGTGTTCATCGAAGGGCTCGAAACCTCGGGAGAGGCGTTCCTGGCTGCCGGCATGTACACCGTCGAAACATCCACTATTTATCCTCAGGGGGCCTGAATGGCTGACTATTACACCCTGCTCACCAACGCAGGGATTGCCTACGAAACGGCGTGCAAGGCTGCGGGCCTGCCGATCAAGCTGACGCAGATTTCCGTCGGCGACGGCGGCGGCGCGGTCTACAACCCGGCCGCGACGGCTACCGCGCTGAAGCGCGAAGTCTGGCGCGGTCCGCTCAACGCGCTGTTCCAGGACGAGAAGAATCCGAGCTGGCTGCTCGCCGAAGTCACCATCCCCCCGGACGTCGGCGGCTGGTACGTGCGTGAAGCGGGGCTTTGGACCGACACCGGCATTCTCTACGCCATCGTCAAATATCCGGAGTCGTTCAAGCCGGTGTTGGCGACGTCGGGCTCGGGTAAAGAGTTCTACATTCGCTCGATTTTCGAGACCAGCAATGCGTCGTTGGTGACGTTGCTGATCGACGACACCGTGGTCAAAGCCACCCGCGCTTGGGTAATGAGTTACCTCGCCGAAGAACTCGGAAAACTCGATGGCAAGCAGTCGGTGCGTGTCGCCGCAAGCACCAATATCGTGTTGAACGGCGCGCAGCAAATTGACGGTGTCGCAGTGATTGCTGGCGACCGCGTGCTTGTTGCGAACCAGACGCTGGCCAAGGACAACGGCCTGTGGATTGTTGCCAACGGAGACTGGGGGCGGGCGAGCGATGCCAATAGCAGCGCCAAGGTGACGCCGGGGCTGACGGTGATGGTGGAGGAGGGCACGGCGAACGGCGACTCGCTGTGGCACCTGACCACCAATGCGCCGATCACCCTTGGCACCACCGCGCTGACCTTCAAGATGCTCGCCGGGCGTACCGGGATTGCTGCCGGGACTTACAAGAGTCTGACGGTTGATGAATATGGCCGGGCGACTGCGGGTGCCAATCCTGAAACGCTGGCCGGTTTTGGCATCAAGGATTCCTACACCAAGGCTGAAGTTGAAGCGCTGATCGCCAAGGCATCGGCATTGCCCGTGGGTTCGATTGTGGCGTTTCCGGTTGAAGCCTCGCCGCCAGGTTTTCTGGAGCTGGATAACAGCGTCAAGAGCAGTGCGACGTATCCGGACTTGAGCGCTTATCTGGGCGGCAAGTTCAATAAGGGTGATGAAGGGGTTGGGAATTTCCGCTTGCCTGAGGCGCGTGGTGAGTTCCTGCGCGGTTGGGATCATGGGCGTGGGGTGGATGCTGGACGTGGTCTTGGTAGTTGGCAGGCGGACGACAACAAATCCCATATTCACGGGACGACCTACGACGTTATCGCCGATATTTTCATGGCCGGCGACGTCAGGCGGAACTATCTCCAGCAGTACAACAATACGGACGATGTTGTAACAAAGGCATCGGGTGGGGCGGAGGCACGCCCACGCAACATCGCCGTCATGTGGTGCATCAAAGCCTGGAACGCTCCGGTCAATCAGGGAACCATCGATGTAGCGGCCTTGGCGAAGGAAGTCGAACGGCTCAAATCCGCCGTTCCGGTGGGCGCTGTTCTGGCATTCCCGACAGGCATCGTCGCTCCCGGTTATCTGGAACTGGATGGCAGTGTGCAGAGCATTGCGACTTATCCGGATCTAGCGGCTTTTCTTGGTACCACTTACAACAAGGGTAACGAGGGGGCGGGTAACTTCCGCTTGCCGGAGTCGCGCGGTGAGTTCCTGCGTGGCTGGGACCATGGGCGTGGTGTGGATGCTGGAAGGGGTGTCGGCACGACTCAAGCAGAGGCATTTGCTGCGCACAACCACCGCTATTTTGATGGCACTGCTGCGACCTTTGATCCCGCAGGTAATTGGCAGGCAGGCAATATTAATGGTGCGGCAGCGAGTATCTCAGTGGGTGCATTTCTTTCCACGGTAGATAGCGGTTCCACTATGCAGATGGTGAACGCCCAGAATACGGTGAACACTGGCGGAACTGAAACCCGCCCCCGCAACCTCGCCGTCATGTGGTGCATCAAGGCCTGGAACGCAGCGGTCAATCAGGGAGGCATCGATATCGCGGCTCTGGCCGTTCTGTCGCAACAGGCCACTGAAACCAACCAAGGCACAGCGAAAGTCGCTACCCAGAATCAAACCAACGCAGGAACCGACGATACAGTCATTGTATCGCCAAAAAAACTGCGCCTCGGATTCGAGATCAGCCTCGCCACCAATGGATACATCATTTTCCCCTCGTGGCTCGGTGGCTTGATGCTGCAATGGGGGTTGGCGAACATGCCGGGGACATCCGCAAACTTCACTTTCCCAATTGCCTTCCGTAACAACGTCTTTCAAATGATAGCTACTGATGGGGGTGGGGGGGCTCATCCTTTGGGTGTAAGTCCAGTAACGACCGGCTTCACCGCTTGGAGTAACGTGGCGACGACGAACCTCCGCTATCTGGCCATAGGTAACTAAAATGCGTTATTACATCAAATCAACAGACTGCACTTATTTGGACCGTGTGCATTCGGTGATGCCGGATGACGTAATTCAAATCAGTGATGCCCTCTATCAGGAAGTCTTTGCCAATCCCGAGTTCGGAAAAGTCCGAAGTCAGGATGAAAACGGACTGCCGATCTTGATTGATCCGCCGGAATTGACTTCAAAGGAGAGAGCAAAGCAGGAACGCAGTTGGCGAGACAAACAGATCAATAGTGTTCTTTGGTTGCGCGAACGTCATCGCGACCAACTCGATCTGAACCAGACAGCATCGCTGACAACTGAGCAGTTTAGTGAACTGTTGATCTACATTCGCAACTTGCGCGACTGGCCCCAATCGGCAGCTTTTCCATCGCCAGAATCGCGTCCGGTCGTGCCCTCCTGGATCGCTGCACAGCCTCAGTAAACGCCCCGCACCCCGGGGCGTTTTCTTTCCCGGCAAAAAACATGTCAACACCCGCCAAAGCCCCTCCCCACGAGGGGCTTTCCCGTTTATGGAGAAACGAAAAATGGCAACCCGCCAAACCTACACCGTGCTCGTTCCATTCCCCACCGGCGGTGGGCACTGGTCGAGCGTCGGTCAAGACCTGGATCTGCTCGACGTCGAGGCCAGTGCGCTGCACAGCGCCGGTCGACTGGAACTGAAAACACCTACCACCCAGGCCAAAAAGGCCGCTGCCAAGAAGGCTGACTAACCATGGCTGAGGTTTTGAACTTCGAGCACAACGGCATTACCGTCAATGCCACCGAATCCCCCGAGGCCATGGGTGGCCTGGGTGACAACGTCATCGGTCTGGTCGGCACCGCGCCGAAAGCCGATCCGCTGATCCCGCGTAACGCCCCGTTCCGCATCAACAGCTTCACCACTCACGCGTTGCTCGATCCGACCGGTGCCGAAGAGGGCACGCTGTACCACGCGGTTTACCAGATTCTCAAAGTGGTCAAGGTGCCGGTGTACGTGGTGATCGTCGAGGCGGGCGCGACCCCGGCCGACACCGTCAACGCAGTGATCGGCGGTGTCGATCCAACCACCGGCCGCAAGCTCGGTCTGGCCGCACTGGGCAGTGTCCCGGAAGACCTGACCATCATCGGCGCGCCGGGCTTCACCGGCACCAAAGCGGTAGCCAGCGAGTTCGCCTCGTTCGGCAAGCGCATCAAGGCCCGTGTGGTGCTGGATGGCAAGGACGCGTCGGTCGCTGATCAAGTGACTTACAGCCAGGAACTGGGCGGCGCCGATCTCGGTTTCGACCGTTGCCTGGTGGTGCACAACATGCCGGCCGTGTACTCGAAAGCGGCGAAGAAAAATGTGTTCCTAGCACCGTCCAGCCTGGCGATTGCCGCGCTGGCCAAGGTCAAGCAGTGGGAAAGCCCGGGCAACCAGGTGACCTACGCCGAAGACGTGTCCCGCGTCGTTGAATACAACATCCTCGACACCTCCACCGAAGGCGATCTGCTCAACCGTTACGGCGTCAGCTACTACGCCCGCACCGTGCTCGGCGGCTTCTCGCTGCTGGGTAACCGCTCGATCACCGGCAAGTTCATCAGCTACGTCGGCCTCGAAGACGCGATCAGCCGCAAGCTGGTCAAGGCCGGCCAGAAAGCCATGGCCAAGAACCTGACCAAGTCGTTCATGGATCAGGAGGTCAAGCGCATCAACGACTGGCTGCAGACCCTGGTCGCCGACGAAACCATTCCTGGCGGCAGCGTGTACCTGCACCCGGAACTCAACAGCGTCGAGAAGTACAAGAACGGCACCTGGTACGTGGTCATCGACTACGGCCGCTACGCGCCGAACGAACACATGGTTTATCAACTCAACGCCCGCGATGAAATCATCGAGCAGTTCCTGGAGGACGTTCTCTAATGTTTACCAACCGCGTAAGACAGGCCATCGCGGCCACCCTGCAAGGCCTGCCGTTGTCGGCGACCGTTGAGGAATTCACGCCACCGAAGATCGAATTCGACGTGGAAGAAATGCGTGGCGGCCGTTTCATCGTCGAAGAAATGGCCAAGGGTGGCAAAGCGCTCAACGCCAAGCTGACCCTGCAGGGCCTGGGTGCCGAAGTCATGCTCGCACTGGGCGTGAAGCTGGGCGACGACATACTGCTGAACGTGCGTGAAGCCGGTCAGGATCAGGACGGCAACACTTGGTTCACCTATCACACGGTCGGCGGCAAGCTGAAATCTCTTGAAGAAACCGCCGTGAAAATGGGCGAAAAACCCAAGACCAACCTGGAGCTGTCCTGCCGCACCTACAACCGCCTGGAAAACGGCGTACCGGTGATCGACATCGACGTGCGCACCCAGAAATTCGTGCTCAACGGCGTTGACATCCTCGGTGATGCGCGTCGTGCGGTGCTGATGCCGTAACCCCGGCTTACAGGCAATCATAAAACCCTGTGGGAGCGAGCTTGCTCGCGAAGGCGCCAGGTCAGTGGCCATCAATGCTGAATGTCTGGCCGCTTTCGCGAGCAAGCTCGCTCCCACAGTGGATCTAAAAGAATCACCAAGGAATTCATACATGTCGTGGATGCCACCCCAGCATGACCTGCTGTCGCCGATCACCGGCGACGACGGCGCGCAGATCGAGCAGATCCAGCTCAAGCCACTGTTCTACGCCGCGCAGAAAGAAGCGCTGGAGCGCGCCGGTGATGATGAAGACGATCAGTTCTTCGAACTGGCGCTGCTCGCCACCGGCCTGTCGGTCAAGGAACTCGACCAGCTCAAACGCCCGGACTATGTGAGCATCGCCCAGTACGTGCACGAGATGTCGACCCGTCCGGCGTCGTACTTTCTTGAGCAGGTCGAGGACGCGGAAAAGTCCGACGATCCTGACGAAGTGCAGCTGCTGCAACCGCTCGCCGTGACCGGCCGTACCGTGACCTCGCTGTCGCTGGAAATGCCGGCACTGCGCGCGACCAAAGTGATGAAGAAACTGAAAACGGCCAAGGAACGCGCCGAGTTCATCACTGCCCACTGCACCGGTCTGATGATCCCCGATCTGGCCCACATGAGCGTCCCGGACTGGACCCAATTGCAGGTGCGCATCGACGATTTTTTAAACCAGCCGGCGGCCTACTTTCGGAACGCGACATCGAAGTAATCCTCGATATCGTCCCGCTCATTTACCCGGTAAGTGAGGCGGAGATTCTGGAATGGGACGCCGAAAAGGCGTTGCGCCGCTACGACATAGCGATCACTCGCCTTGGCGTGAAACAGGAGTAGAGCGGCATGGCAGAGAACAAATACGCGCTCGCATACGCCGGTGAGAGCGGCACCCCATCTGGCGGAATTACCCTGCCCAATAACCTCGGCAAACCGCTGCAGGATCTGAACCTGACACTGTTGCTGGCAAGCGTGGATATTCGCTTGCTGACTCAGGAGCAGATCAAGCTGCGCGAGCTGCTGGTCAGCCAGCAATCGTTGTTCAAGGTCGTCGCGGCGCCGCCAGCCGCCAACAGTGAGCCGAAGTCAAAACTCAAGGCGGAAATCGAGCAGCGTCCGCCACCGAAAAAGCTGCAATCGGCGATGGCTAACGAGACCGCGCTGGTTGAGCTCAATCGGTTGATTGGGCTCAACAAAGACCAGCTTCAAGCGCATTCAGAGCAGACCCTCGAACTCGCGACTCAGCGTACTGTTGCAGCCAGTGGCGCGACGGGTGCGGATCTGTTGCAAATCCAGCAGGTCGGGGCGCGAGCTGGTATTGCCGACGGCGCCAAGGGTGATCAGCGAGCGACAGAGCTGAGAGCGTACTCCGGCGACGCGGCGATCAATGCCACGGCCTTCCGGCTTGACGTCAAGGCCGCGGGGGAAATGCTTGCGGTCTGGCGTTCCTCCTTGAAGCTGGATCGATACCAAGGTCAGGATCTGGCCGATGCGGTCAGTTATCTGGGCAGCAGCGGTCTGGACGCCAAACCTGCCGATATCGGCGCGGTCGTTCAACGCTCTGGCGAGAGCGCTGTTGCATCGGGAATGACACCGGAACAGGTTGCAGCATTTGCCACTGCGCTGTTGAACAGCGGGGCCGATAAGGACGCTGCGAGTACGGCGTTGAAGAGCTTTACCTCGGTCTTCGGCAAGGAAAATGCTGCGTCAACCGAACAGCGTTCGGCGATGACCCGGTTGCACCTGGACCCCGATTCATTGCGTGAGAAGATGCGCACGGATGCGCCGGGTGCGATTGATTCGGTACTCGCAGCACTTGGCAAACAATCCGTACCCGAACGTGCAGCCACGGCGAAGACGCTGTTTGGCGAGAGCAGTACCAGCATTCTTGAGTTGCTGAAGAAGCCCGACGACGTCAAGACCGCCTTCACTCGGGTGTCCGACAAGCACCACTACGCAACGTCGGAACTGGGTTCCGGCGCCGGTGCCGCGACGAAAACGGCCGAAGCCTTTGGCGATACGTCACAAGGGCGCTGGAATGCGCTGGATGCGAGTCTTAATCGTTTGTCGACAGCGGTGGGAAATGCACTCGCGCCCATGACTGACGCGCTGGCAGTGTCGCTAACGGCTGTGGTCAATGGCTTGAGTTCAGCTGCTGAAGCACTGCCGTTCCTGGCGGCTGGCCTCACGCTGGCCGGTGTGGCCGCCATGCCGTTCGTCGGTGGTGTCCTGAAGACCGGGGTCGCCTCGGTGCTGGATGCGGTCAACTCGAAACTGTTGCGTCTGGCGACGGCGCGATTGCCCGCTGATATTGCCGATGTGATCAATGGCGGTGACGACGGCGGCGGCGAGGGGCCTAAAAGAAAGCGCCCCGGTCGACGCGCATCTTCCAGCGCGCGGTCTCGTGTTCCTTCCTCTGGCGCCGGTCGAGGCGGACGTTTGAGCACGATGACGGCCAAAATCGCCCCGATGTTTGACGATGCGATAACCCGCGTGAAAATGGTCGGCGAGATGGCCAAAAGCATGCGCCCGAGTTGGCTCAGCGGCGCGACTGCCAAGCTCATGCCGCTGGTCGATGGCGCCAAATCCAAGCTTCTACCGCCGCTGGTCAAATCATTGCCCGCCTTCAAGATGGGCGCTCCGCTGGCGATTGGTCATGCCGCTTACGCAGGTTTGAAGGGCTGGCGTGACGGCGATGATCAAGCTGTCAAAGGTGCTGCCGGCGAGTTGGCTGGAACGGCGATTGGTGCCACGATCGGCTCGTTCATTGCACCTGGTATTGGCACATTCATCGGCGGCACTCTGGGCGGAATGCTCGGCTCCTATGTGGGGGAACAATGGGGGAAACCTGCCGATGACAAACTCGCGCCCCCCGCGCAAGTGGTCAAGGATCTGACCAGCGCTCAGACGCAACTGTCCAATTACACCTACTCGCCGTTAGTGCAGATCAGCGGCGGTGATGTGCTCAATGCCGAAAAAATCGGCGATGTGGTTTCGCAGGTTATGCGCAACCATTTCGATACCGCATTCACACCCGCAGTAGGCACCAACGCTCTCGCCACCCGCCGTGACGCAGCCCTGACCGATGGAGTCGCCTGATGAAACAACAAATGGCGCTGGGCAGTTTCATCTTCGGCCTGTCGCGCGACTTCGCCTACAGCTCGCTGGCGCGCAAGTCCGATGGAGGCTGGAGCGAAATCCAGATTCTCACCAGCAAACCCAAGTCCAGCCAGACCGGGCAAAGACCGGAAACCCTGACTATCACCGGCAAGTCGATGTATGCCGTGGCCATGGATCGGCTCGACGAATTGCGCGCGTTGCAGGCCCAGCGTATCCCGCTGCCGTTGATTGACGGCATCGGTCGCAATTGGGGCCTGTGGCGAATCAACAATATTCAGGAAACCCAGAGCCAGATCATCGATGACGGCACGGCAATGGTCGTTGACTGGGTCATTGAGCTAGCGGAGTTCAACAATGCGTAAAGTCCGAAGCGTGGCCGGTGATTCGCTGAATCTGCTGCTCTACCGCGAAACCGGGCGCAGTGATGACAACGCCGAAGAGGCCCTGTGGACACTCAACCCGACCCTGGCCGAATACGGCCCGATCCTGCCGGCGGGTGTTTGGGTCACGTTGCCGGAACTCGACTCGAAACCGGCCACGATCAAACCGGTTACGGCCTGGGATTAAGGAGGTTGCATGGCACTGGGTTTCACCCCGGCGGTAAGACTTTACGGGGCCCATTCGGCCCTGCTTAATCAACGCCTGATCAGTTGGGAACACATCGACGCTGCCGGTTTCGAGTCCGATCAACTGACGTTGACCATCGATCTTGAAGGCCTCGAAGGGCTGCCGGATCTGGGCGGGAAAATCGGCCTGGAGGTCGGTTATCTGGAGTCGGGGCTGGTCGACAAGGGCCAGTTCAAAGTGACACGTCTGACGCCGACGCTGTTCCCGTTTCGCCTGACGCTGGTGGCCACGGCGGCGCCGTTCAGCAAGGAGGATGAAACGGGCTTCAAGCAACGTCGCACGGCCAGTCATGGCCCGACCACTTTGGGTGCGCTGTTTCGCAAACTGGTGTCGAGCCATGGCTTTTCACCGCGCGTCGCGCCCGAGGTGGCGATGATCAGGATCGAGCACGTCGACCAGTCCAACGAAACCGACATGAGCTTTCTGACGCGCCTGGCAAAAAAGTACAACGCGGTGACCAAACCCTACAACGACGTGTACGTGCTGGCCCGTCCCGGCCAGACCAAGTCGTTGTCGGGCCAGGTGCTGGCGGACGTGACTTTGTCGGTGACCAGCAACAACCGTCCGGGCGATCACGCGTTCGTCAGCGCCACGTTGGAGGAGTCTGCCCGCGAGCAGACCAAGGGCTGCAAGACCTGTTTCTGGGATGGCGCCGCAGGTGTGTTGCGCTGGGTTGAAACGGGGCTTGCGCCGTTCAAGACCCTGCGCCAGAAACAACCCACTGAAGCCGATGCGATCGCCGTCGGCGAGGGCGAAGTGCGCAAGATGCTCCGGCAGAAGTACAAGGTGAAGATCACCTGTCCCGGCAATCCACTGCTGGCGGCCGAAGGTCTGGTGCTGCTCGATGACACCTGGCCAGACTTCATGCGCGGGCGCTGGTCGATTGAAAAAGTCACCGCCAGTGGCAATCGCGAGAACAGCTATCGCTGCGTGATCGATGCCAGCGGCCTTGATCCCAAGGCCGCAGCCAAGGACTGATTCCCCGCTTTGTCACTGCGATGAAGATCCCTGTGGGAGCGGGCTTGCCCGCGAAGAGGCCAGCCTATTCAAAAGAGACGCCGGTTGATCCACCGCCATCGCTGGCAAGCCAGCTCCCACAGGTTTTGCAGTGTTCTGCAGACCGCTTTTCATTCAACTCTGGAACACCCCAATGAAGATCACCCCGATCCTCACGCAACTGCGTGCGCAATGCCCTGGCTTTGCCAATCACATTTCGGTGGGTGTCGATCTGGCTTTGCTGCAAGGCAATGCCGATCTGCCAACACCCTCGGCCCACGTGCTGCCGCTGGCCGATCTGGCCAGCAACAGCACCGCACAAAACCTCACCACCCAACCGATCCGCGACCGCTTCGAAATCGTCCTCGCGCTTGACGCAACCGACGCTACAAAAGCGCTGGATCTGTTGCACGACCTGCGCGCCGAACTGTGGCGCGCACTGGTGGGATTCAAGCCCGGCAACGACTACAGCGCCATCGTCTACGACGGCGGCGAAACGGTCTCGATCAACAGCAGCCGCGCCTTTTACCGGCTGCGCTTTTTTGCCGAGTTCCAGCTCGGCCGCAATCTGCCCAGTCAGCCTGCGGAGAGTTGGCACGAACGTGAACTGGACGGTTTGTCGTCCTTTACCGGGGTCACCTTGCGGGTCGATGCGATCGACCCGGCCGACCCCAATCTGAAACACCCGGGCCCTGACGGGCGCGTGGAACTGACTTTCTCTGGAGACGTAACCCCATGAGCAATCGCATTACCGTACTGCCGGCCGCTGGCCGTGCCGTGCCTGACCCGGAAGCGGGCGATCTGCTGCCCAAGGAAGGCCGTGAAGTGCTGGACAGCGCCTGGTGGCGCCGGCGTCTGGCCGACGGCGATATCACACTCAAAACCGCAAAAGCGGCTAAACCACAGGGAGCCAAATGATGGCGATCGGATTCAGCAACATCCCCGCGGACATTCGTGTACCGCTGTTCTATGCCGAAATGGACAACTCGGCCGCCAATAGCGCGAGCTCGAGCCTGCGTCGCTTGATCGTCGCTCAGGTCAACGACAACATCGCCCCGACTGAAGTCGGCAAACTGGTGCTGGTCTCCAGCGTTGCACTGGCAAAAAGCATCGGCGGTCAGGGCTCGATGCTCGCCTCGATGTACGAGACCTTCCGCAAGGCCGACCCGATCGGCGAGATCTGGTGCCTGCCGCTGCACAACGCTGAAGGCGCCATCGCCAAAGGCGTGCTGACCCTGACCGGCACCGCGACTCAGGCTGGCGTGCTCAACCTGTACGTCGCTGGTGTGCGTGTGCAAGCCACCGTGGTCAACGGTGCCACCGCTGCTCAGGCAGCCACCGCACTGGCGCAGAAAATCAACGCCACCGCCGATCTGCCAGTCAGCGCTGCGGCTGCTGAAGGCGTGGTCACTCTGACCGCCAAATGGACCGGCGACAGCGGTAACGACATCAGCCTGCAGTTCAATCGTCTGGGCAAGAGCAACGGCGAAGAAACCCCGGCCGGCCTGACCACTGCGATCACCGCCATGACCGGTGGCGCCGGTGTACCGGACCAGGTCGCAGCCGTGGCCGCACTGGGCGACGAGCCGTTCGAGTTCATCGCTCTGCCGTGGTCGGATCTGTCGACCCTCAACACCTGGCAAGCGGTGATGGATGACAGCACCGGTCGCTGGTCCTGGGCCAAGCAACTGTTCGGTCACGTTTACAGCGCCAAGCGCGGCACCGTCGGCACCCTGGTTGCTGCTGGCCAGGCACGCAACGACCAGCACATGACCATTCAGGCGCTGGAGCCGGGCGTACCGCAACCGTTCTGGGTACAAGCTGCCGCACTGGCTGCGCGCACCGCGGTGTTCATCTCCGCCGATGCCAGCCGTCCGACCCAAAGCGGCAGCCTGCCGGGTGTTGATCCAGCGCCTGCCAGCGAGCGTTTCACCCTGACCGAGCGTCAGTCGCTGCTCAACTACGGCATCGCGACTGCGTACTACGAAGGCGGTTACGTGCGCATCCAGCGTTCGATTACCACCTACCAGAAAAACGCTTACGGCCAGGCCGACAACTCCTACCTGGACAGCGAAACCATGCACCAGTCGGCGTTCATCGTGCGTCGTCTGCAAAGCGTGATCACCAGCAAATACGGCCGGCACAAACTGGCTTCCGACGGCACCCGTTTCGGCGCTGGCCAGCCGATCGTGACGCCAGCGACCATTCGCGGCGAGCTGATCGCGCAGTACGCCAAGCTGGAACTGGAAGGCCACGTGGAGAACGCCGAGCTGTTCGCCGAGCACCTGATCGTCGAGCGTGACGTGCAGGACCCGAGCCGCGTGAACGTGCTGTTCCCGCCGGATTACATCAACGGTCTGCGCGTGTTCGCACTGCTCAACCAATTCCGTCTGCAATACGACGACGCGGCCTGATCGCCGCGCTTGGCCGTAAGCATTCAGCCCACCTCGGTGGGCTTTTTTATTTGAAGGGAGTAACACCATGGGTCAAGTGATTGCAGGCACCTGCTACGTCAAAGTCGACGGTGCACAACTGACTATCAACGGCGGCTGCGAAGCCCCGCTGATGGCCGTCAAACGCGAAACCGTCGTACCGGGTTTCTACAAGGAAACCGACGTCGCGCCGTCGTTCAAAGTGACTGCGCTGCACACCGCCGACTTCCCGCTGAAGAAGCTGATCGAAGGCACCGACATCACCGTCACCTGCGAATTCAGCAACGGCAAGGTCTACGTGCTGGCCGGTGCCTACCTGGTCGAAGAGCCGGTTTCCAAAGGCGATGACGCCACCATCGAACTGAAATTCGAAGGCATCAAGGGGACTTGGCAATGAGCGGCGCCGTGAAGCTTCAGGTTGCGATCGAAGCTCACGGCGAGCCCCTGACCGAACTCGTCCTGCGCCGTCCGACGGTGCAGGAAGTGCGAGCGATCAAGGCGCTGCCGTACAAGATCGACAAGAGCGAAGAAGTCAGCCTCGACATGGACGTGGCGGCCAAATACATCGCCGTGTGCGCCGGCATCCCGCCGTCGTCGGTCAACCAGCTCGATCTGGCTGACCTCAATGCGCTGAGCTGGGCCGTTGCGAGTTTTTTCATGAGTGCGGCGTCGGAGCCATCACCGACCTGATCGCAGTCGCCTATGACCTGGCCTGGTTCTGGAAGGTTGACCCCGAACAGATGATGGCCAGGCCACTGGATGTGCTCCGCGAGTCGCTGGAGCACGCGCAACGGATCAATGCGATGCAGCAGGTGCAGTGATGGCGAATACTAATTTGAGCCTGATCCCGCAGAACTTTCCCGTCACGGTCAACATGCTTGTGGTGCTCAAGGGCGCCGAGAAGATGGAGGCCGAGATGAAGGGGCTGCGCGGCAAGGTCGCAGCATTCAAGAAAAGCATGGAAGACAGCGGCCTTGAGCCGCTGGACGTGGCCGGTTTCATTGCCGAAGGTGGTTTGCTCAAGCCGTTTCAGGACGGCATCAAAAAAGCCATCGAAGCGCAGGATGCGCTGGCGAAGAAAGCCAGGGCACTCAAGGTCCTTAAAGTGCCGAAGGTGGTGCAGGGCGAAACCTCGGCCAACCTGGAAAAATTCAACAAGGCGCTGGATAACATCTCGCTGAAAATCGGTCAGGCGTTGTTGCCGGCGGTTAACGGCATCGTCACTGCATTGACGCCGGTAATGACTTCGATTGGCCAGTTTGTCGCCAACAATCCGTATCTGGTCGAAGGGCTGGCGGCCGCTGCCGTAGCGTTTACGGTGGTCACGGTCGGGGCGATGGGGCTGGTCGCGGTGCTGGGGATTTTGACCTCACCCATCGGGCTGATTGCGGCGGCTATCGCCGCAGCGGTGGCCATCATCGTGATCGGCGCGCGGTTGATTACCAATAACTGGGCGTCGATTTCCGGATTCTTCGGCGGGATGTGGGACTACGTCTCGACGAAATTCAAGGCTGGAGTCGCGGCGACCACACAGGCAATCGAGTCGATGAGCGCATCGATCAGCAAAACATGGGGAGAGATCAGCGCGGACTTCTTTGCCGGCGTCGACAGCGTCGTCAATATTTACAACGGCTTGGTATCGAAAGCGCAGGCAGGCACTGACAAGCTCGCGGCGGCTTTCGACTTCTCGCCGCGTGAGCTGTGGAACAAGGCGTTGGCGAAAGCCAGCAGCGTTGTCAGTGATTTTTTCGCCAGCACGATGGCGGATGCACAAGCAGGGATCGACAAGCTCAGTACGAAGTTCGCTTTCTCACCGCGTGAGGTGTGGAACAAGGCATTGGCGAAAGCCAGCAGTGTTGTGAGTGAATTCTTCGTCAGCACCATGGCGGATGCGCAAGCGGGTATCGACACGCTCAGGGCGAAATTCGGTTTCTCGCCGAGTGAAGTGATGAGCAAGGCTTTTGCAACTGCGAGCAATGTCGTCAGTGATTTCTTCGCTGGCGCACAGGCCAAAGCTGCTGCCGGTGTGGACGCGCTCAAGGCGAAGTTCAGTTGGTCGCCGGTGCAGACGATTACCGGCGCCTGGGGTTCGCTGAACAATGTGTTTGGCAATCTTGTTGGCGGTGTTGCAGGTAACGCCACCGCGCAGTGGGAGCAGGTCAAATCGATTTTCACGCAATCGCCGGTGGCGACGATTGGATCGGCTTGGCAACCCGTGGTTGGCGTTTTTTCGGCGCTTTGGGATGTCCTGCGGGCATCGATGGGCACGTTGCAGGAAAACCTGCGCAGCGTGTTCGACGTCTTGCCGGTGGAGTCGGCAACGGCGGCCTGGAGCGGCGTGAGCGGGTATTTCTCCGGTTTGTGGGCGTCGTTGACCACGGATGCACAGGTGCTGAAGAGCGTCTTTGGCGATCTGTTCAGCCAGTCGCCGCTGGAGTCGATCCAGCAGAAATGGCAACCAGTGCTGACCTGGTTCGGTGAGATGTGGACCAAGCTGCAAGGCATCTTCGGGCAGGTCAAAGAACTGCTCGGTGGCAACTTCACCGCTATCTTCGCCACCCTCACCGGCACCAGCACGGCGGCACCTGCCGGCGGCGCGGCACTGAACAGCACGTTGCCGCAATCCTCCAGCGCCCTGATCCAGCAAAGTGCTGCCAACAACCGCACGCAACTCGAAGGCGGCCTGACCGTGCGCTTCGAAAACGCACCGGCGGGCCTGCGTACCGATCAACCACAAACCAATCAACCGGGCCTGGCGTTGTCGTCGCGCATCGGCTATCGCTCGTTGTCGGCAGGAGGTTCCAATGAACTGGCGTGACCGCTTGTTGCCGGCATCGTTTCGCGGTGTCGGGTTCTGGATCGATCAGGCGAAAACCCCGGTCGGTCGTAAAGGTCAGTTGCACGAATACCCGCAACGCGACCTGCCGTATTTCGAGGATCTCGGCCAGCAGGCCAAGACCCACGACATTACGGCGTTCATCATCGGCGCCGATTGCCTGGAGCAGCGCGACAAGCTGCTCAAGGCCTTGGAGGCGGGCAGTGGTGAACTGGTGCATCCATGGCTTGGGCGTTTGCAAGTCAAGGTCGGCGAATGCGACATGACCCACACCCGCCAGGACGGAGGGCTGGTGACGTTCAGTCTGAAGTTCTATCCCGACCGGCCATTGCCGTTTCCGACTGCCACGGTCAGTACGCAAAAAGTCCTGTTGGCCAAAGCTGACACGCTGTTGGGTTCGGCGGTGGCGCGCTTCGAGCAGGCGATGACGCTGATCAAGGCGGCGCGCATCGGCGTCGCCAATTTGCGCAATAGCCTGACCGGGGTCTACGAGGTGATCAAGGAGCAGCTCAAACCGCTGATCGAGCAGTATCGGCAGATCACCGAACTGGTCAAAGCAGTCAAGGAGTTGCCCAAGGAAGTCGCGGCGGAGTTCAAAGGCTTGCTCGGCGATATCAAGGAACTGAAGGCATTCGCGAAGGAGGGCTACCGTGGCGTGATTGCCGACGTGTCCCAACAACTCGAAGCCATCCGCAAGGCCGATGCGCCGAAGATCACCACCGGCAAGGACACCAACGCGGCGGCACAAGCCATGGCCGATCTGGTGCAGGACACGGTGCTGGTCAAAGTCGCGCAATGGGTGGCATCGATGCCGGTGGCGACAAGCCCGGTGAAACTGTCATCGACACCGGCGGTAGGGCAGCAGGCGACGAGCCCGGTGACCCGCCAGGAAGTCCCGGTCAGTGACGACATGCAGGCATTGCGTGACGCCGTGGCGGTGGCAATCAACCCGATGCTGGACAAGGCCGACCCGGCGCACTACCAGGCCATCAGCGATGTGAAAGAGGCGCTGCTTGCGCACCTCAAGGCCGTCGCGTCGTCGGGTGTGCGGCAAGTCAGCAAGTCGTTCCAGGAAAGCTTTCCGGCACTGGTGGTGGCCTACAAGTACCTTGGCGATGCGACGCGGGTCACGGAAATCACTCAACGCAACGGGATCACCCATCCCGGTTTCTCACCCAACGAAGTGAAAGTCTCCGGGGAGTAAACCATGAGCGAGATAGACAACCGCGTCACGCTGACCGTCAACAATATGGAATACGGCGGCTGGAAAAGCGTGGAAATCACCGCCGATCTTGAGCGTCAGTTCCGCACCTTCAAACTCGACATCACCTGGCAGTGGCCGGGGCAGACGGTGGATCAGCGGATCAAACCGGGTGACCCGTGCGAAGTGAAAATCGGCCAGGACCTGGTGCTCACCGGCTACGTGTTCAAGGCCCCGATCAGCTACGACGGACGCCAGATCAGCCTGAGCATCGAGGGCAGCTCCAAGACTCAGGATCTGGTCGATTGCGCAGCCACCAACCGGCCGAACCAATGGCAGGAGCAACCGCTGCTGAGCATCGTCCAGGCTCTGGCGGCGGAATACTCGCTGTACGTGGTCAACGAAATTCCCGAGACCGCGCGGCTCGCCAAACACACCATCGTGCCGGGCGAAACGGTGTTCCAGTCGATCGACCGTCTGCTCTCGCTGTTCCGGGTGTTTTCCACTGATGACGAGCAGGGCCGGCTGGTGCTGGCCAAGCCCGGTAGTGGTGGTCGGGCCAGTGACGCGCTGGAGTTGGGCAAGAACATTCTGTCGGCGAACGCGCCGATGGATCAGAGCCAGGTATTTTCTGAATACCGAGTGATCGGTCAGCAGAAAGGCTCGGACAAGAAGAGCGGGGCGGCCGTCAGCGAGGTTCAATCCAGCGCGGCTGATCTGAGCTTCAAGCGCCGCCGCACCACGATCATCAACGAAGGCACCGCACTGACGTTCGAGTTGGCCCAGCAACGCGCCCAATGGGAAAGCGCCACCCGCATGGGCCGGGCGCAGACCACCACCTATCAGGTGCAGGGCTGGCGTCAGTCCAATGGCGATCTGTGGCGCCACAACACGCTGGTGAAGGTCACGGATCCGGTGCTCGGGTTCGACAGCGACATGCTGATTTCCAAAGTCACGTATTCGCTGTCGTCTCAAGGCTCGGTGACCACGTTGCAAGTGGCGCCACCGCATACCTTCGATCCTGATCCAACGCCCCCGAAAAAAACGCCGGCCTGACACCGAAACCGAAGGGCATCACCTGATCCTGTGGGAGCGGGCTTGCCCGCGATAGCGCAGGTTACCGCAAACACTTCTTTGCCTGACACGCCGCCATCGCGGGCAAGCCCGCTCCCACAGGTTTTGTGTTGGCAAAGTATCGAGGATCAATTCATGAGCCTACTGACACGCCTGCTGGCGCGCGGCACTGTCGTGCTCGCCAACTCGGCTTCCAAGCTGCAATCGCTGCAAATGCGCCTCACCGCCGGTGAAGTGAACGACGACCTGGAGCATTTCGAACCGTACGGTTTCACCAGCAACCCGCTGGCCGGCGCCGAAGGCATCGTCACTTTTCTCGGCGGCGACCGTTCCCACGCCATCGCCCTGGTGGTCGCCGATCGCCGTTATCGCCTGCAGTCGCTGGCCTCGGGCGAAGTGGCGATCTACACCGACGAAGGCGACAAAATTCACTTCAAGCGCGGGCGGATCATCGACATCGAAACCGCCACCCTGAACATCCGTGCCAGCCGCGCGGTGAACGTCGACACGCCGGTGATCAACCAGACCGGCAAGATCGTTTCCACCGGCGATCAACTCGCCGGTGGCATCAGCCAGATCAAACACGTGCACGTCGGCGTGCAGGCCGGCAGCGGCCAGACCGGTGCGCCGGCAGGAGGCCAATGATGTTTATAAGCCAGAACCTCCACGCCGCACTGACCCGCGCCGTGCTCATCAGCCTGTTCACCTGGCGCCGCGCCGCCGATGACGACGCCCTCGACGACGATGAGCGCTTCGGCTGGTGGGGCGACAGCTTTCCCAGCGTCGCCGACGACCGCATCGGTTCGCGACTGTGGCTTTTGCGTCGGGTCAAGCTGACCCGACAGACCCAGATGGACGCCGAGTTCTATGCCCGCGAAGCCCTGCAATGGCTGATCGACGACGGCCACTGCAGCGCCATCGACATCATCAGCGAACGCCTCGACGCCCAGCGCCTGAACCTGCGCACGGTCCTGACCCTGGCCGACGGCGAACGTCTGGACATCAACCCCGATAACAGTTGGCAGGTGATCTATGCCGTTTGAAACCCCTTCGCTGCCGGTGCTGATCAAGCGCACCCAAAGCGACCTGGCCGGCGATTCGCTGCGCCAGTCCGATGCGCAAGTGCTGGCCCGCACCCTCGGTGGCGCGGCTTATGGTCTGTACGGTTATCTCGACTGGATTGCCGAGCAGATCCTGCCGGACAAGGCCGACGAATCGACCCTGGAACGCATTGCCGCACTGCGTTTGAACCAGCCACGCAAACCGGCGCAAGTCGCCACCGGCAGCGTCAGTTTTACCGCCACTGCCGGCGCGGTGCTCGACGTTGACACGCTGCTGCAAGCAAGCGATGGCCGTACCTACAAAGTCACCGCCGCGCGCACTACCGTCAGTGGCGGCAACACCACCACGATTGCTGCACTCGACGCTGGCAGCCTGGGCAATGCCGACGCCGGTCTGGCGCTGAACCCGGTGCAGCCGATCGCCGGCGTGGTCGGCAACAGTTTTGTGGTGCTCGCACCCGGCCTCAGTGGTGGCGTGGCGCGAGAAAGCCTGGAGTCGTTGCGCTCGCGGGTGATCCGCTCTTATCGCGTGATCCCCCACGGCGGTTCGGCGAGCGATTACGAGACCTGGGCGCTGGAAGTGCCGGGTGTGACGCGGGCCTGGTGCCGTGGCGGCCTGCTCGGGCCAGGCACAGTGACGGTGTTCATCATGCGTGATGAAGACCCGCAACCGGTGCCCAACGATGAACAACTGGCGGAGGTTCAGGCGTACATCGAACCGCTGCGTCCGGTGACCGCGGAAGTGCATGTGCAGCGGCCGATTCAGGTACCGGTGGTGTACCGTTTCAAGAGCGTCAATCCGGACACCACCGCTGTGCGCGCCGCCGTGGAAGCGCAGCTGCGCGACTTGCACAACCGCGAGGCCGACCTCGGTGTGGCGCTGCTGATCAGCCATATCCGCGAAGCCATCAGCAGCGCCGGCGGTGAGTACGATCACACGCTGACCGAACCGGCCGCTGACGTGCCTGCCGGGCAAAGCGAGCTGCTCACCTTCGGAGGTTGCGTATGGGGGGCATAAGAACCGCCGCGCAATACCAGGCGCAACTACGCGCCTTGCTGCCGAGCGGCCCAGCATGGGATCCGGAACGCGTCCCGGAACTCGAGGACGTGCTGCAAGGCGTCGCCGTCGAGCTGGCCCGTCTCGATGCCCGTGCCGCCGACCTGCTCAACGAGATGGACCCGGCAGGCGTCAGCGAACTGGTGCCGGACTGGGAGCGAGTGATGGAGCTGCCCGACCCGTGCCTGGGCGCTACACCGCTGTTCGACGACCGCCGCCTCGCCGTACGCCGCCGCTTGCTCGCGGTCGGCAGCCAGGCCGTCGGTTACTACCTCGACATCGCCAAAAGCCAGGGCTACCCCAACGCCAGCATCACCGAACACGAAGCCCCACGCATGGGCCGCTCGCGTTTTGGCGCAGCGCACTGGGGGACCTGGGAAGCGCAGTTCATGTGGACCCTCAACACCGGCGGCCGCCTGCTGCTCGGTCGGCGCTACGGCGCGAGCTACTGGGGCGAGCGCTTTGGCGTGAACCCGGGCTCGGCGCTGGAGTGCCTGATCCACCGCAGTGCGCCGGCGCATACCAAGGTGCACATCAATTATGACTAGGGAGGAATGAGGGGATGGATTATCCGAAGAGCATGCCCGGTGTCGGTTTGGTCAACAGTCGTTTTGTCGATGAGAACCCGATCACCGGAACCCCCGGATCGTTGATTCCTGCGGAGTGGGGCAACGCCCTGACCGAAGAGGTTTTGACGGTTATCAAGGCTGCCGGGATTGAACCCACCGAGGGGCTCAACACGCAGTTACTCGAGGCGCTGCGTGGCAAGAAACTGTATGAAACGCCACCGCAGTTCGATGTCAGTCAGAAGGTTGCGACGACAGAATTTGTTCAGCGCGCGCTGGGCAGTCTGGCAGGGCAGACCAACTATGCAGGGGATGTCACGCTGACGGCTGCTGATGTTGGCAAGCTTTCAGTCTTCACTGGCCCATGTACGGTGACTCTGCCTGATTGGTCCAGTGTTTCTCCTGGTGGACTGGTCAGGATTCTGAGCAGCACCGGTAGTTTGACGGTAAAGGCTCGTAATGGTGAAAGTCTGAGCACCATCAATGGGGTATCCGCTACGTCCTTGTCATTTGCAGGGGGGTGTTTCGTAACCTTCAGGCGACTGCTATTGGGTGGGGGGTGGGGGCTGGACTCCGGCGATGGCGCGCTCAAATATTCGCCGATGTTTACCGCTTCACTGGGTACGAGCGGGGGCTACCAACGTCTTCCAAGCGGCCTGATTTTGCAATGGGGCCTTGCCACCGGTGGTGCATTGAGTGAAACCATCACCTACCCGATTGCCTTTCCGAACTCGGTACTTTTTCTGTCTGGCAGTGATATCTCACCGGGATTCGCGGATATACGTTTTTCTTTTTACAGACTCTCGCTCAGCCAGTTCCAGCGCTTCTCCAATATCGATCCTGGTGGCTGGAACTGGTTCGCCATGGGCTTTTGAAATCGGAGGTGAACACCATGAAATACATTGATTTCGATGCCCAGGGCGAACTTCTTGGGCGATACGACTCGGCTATTCACCTGCAGATTCCTGTCAGCGCGGTGGAAATCTCAGAAGAACTGTTCCTGCGCACGATTGATGAGCGCGACGGCATCTGGCGATATACCGACGGCAAGGTCACCAAACATTCTTTGCCGAACGCTTCGCAAGTGGTTGATGGCGAGCGAAGAGCTGCCGCCTTGGCGCGCCGTGATGAGCTGTTGGCCGAAGCCGATCAGCAAACCGTCGGCATGGCGGACGCCTACATCGCGGGCCTGCTCGATGCAGACGATATGCAGCGATTCAAGGCATTCGCGACCTACAAACTGGCGCTGAACAAGATCGACAAGCAGCCGGGCTATCCGCAAAACGTGGTCTGGCCTGTGCTGCCCGCCTGAGAACTGTTCCGGTCGGAAGCCTGAAAACCTGTCTAAAAAATCCATCACTCTGAATAACGGGAGGTCCGTCCGTGGACTATCCAAAAAGTGTGCCCAGCGCCGGTCTGGTGAATGGCAAGTTTATTGATGAAAACCCGCTGACCGGGACGCCGGGGTCGCTGATTCCTGCTGATTGGGGCAACGGGGTCACGCAGGAAATTCTCAACGTGATCAAGGCTGGGGATCTGACTCCGGACGAGAAGAAATACGACCAGTTGTTGCAGGCGATTCAGAGCGTTTCGGCCAAGGGCTGGAATCTGGATTCGGCGCTACCGATCGGTGCTCTCCCGACCGCGACAGTGGCGACGCCGGACGGTCGTCTGGCGATCACGCCGGCGGCGGTTTCGACGGGTGGTGGTCGGGTATCAATTCCGGCTGGAGTGCTGATCAGCCTTGGTCAGGAGGTGGTGGCCGGGCAGTTGGGGCGTGCGCGTACGTTCACCACCCAGGTGTGGAGCAGTCCCGATTTGCTGCCAAGTACCGGCTACTTTCTCCGGGCGCAGGTGATTGCGGGCGCGCTGACCTTTTACATGCAGCGCGGCACGATTTACGACGCTACGCCAGACGGTTTGAAAGGGACGGTCAATGGTGCGGCGGGCGGTGGTTTCCAGTCGACGCCGCTGGACATCTGTCTGGCCTGGGTCGTTACGGCGGGACCCGGGTCTATACCCATTGTCAGGGCGATCTACAACCGTAACCGCTTGTCGTGGACGCAGACCGTCAATGGCAATGGCGTGGTTTACCTGCCACTTGATCCGCATGCCCGAGCGGCACGGTTGGTGGTGGGTAACCCGACGCCGCATCCCACCGGGATTACCAGCGTGAACTTCGCGCCGACGGGTTGGCTTGGAGGCAATTACTGCTACCTCAACCCGACTGTCGGGACGTCCAACAACTGGGATGGCTGGGCAACAGCGGGCGGCGCCGTACTGATTTTTTCCAGCAATGTGGTCAGCGACACAACCGTTTCGACCTTGACTGCCAGCTTCGATCACAACGAATTGCGCTCGCTGTGGCAGTCGTATCAGGCCGAACACACGTTGGGCGCAAGTAATGCCGCCAGTGACGAATTATTGTTCAGCATGGGGCTCAAGAGTGTTGGCCCGGCCGATTACGCAAATGGCATTGCGGTCAATTTCGCCGCCGCCGTGAACGTGAACTTTTCCTGGGAGCTGATCCGATGATCATCATTCAAGAGCTGCATCAGTTCGAGGAAGGCTTGCGTCCAGCACAGCCCTCCAGTGCCCATGTCTGGGATGGAGAAACGTGGCAGTTGAACGCTTCCAGAGTCGCCGAGCTGGAGCTTCACGAAGCCGAGCAATGGTGTTCCAAGGTCGACTCGGCGGCCGACAGTGCTCGCACCGTTTTGGCCGGCGACCCGCTCAAAGCCATGGAGTACGCCCAGGCCGCCGCCGACGCCCAGGCCTATCAGGACGCCGGTTATCCGAAAAAAGAGGTGCCACTTTCGGTTGCTGCTTGGGTAGTCAAAGGTCGAACTGCCAAACAGGCTGCCGAACAGATTCTGAGCAAGGCCGATCAGCTTACCGATCACTTGTTGGCCCTGCGCACTTTGCGTCTGAAGGCCAAACAGCAGATCCGTGCGCACGCGGCCAAAGGCAATCCCGATCTGGCGCGAAGAGCGAGCGATGACGCGTTGGCGGCGATTCGCGAACTGGTCAGCAGCCAGAATCTCTAGTCGCAACGCCTTCGTTCTGCATCACCCAAGCCCACTTCGATGTGGGCTTTTTATTTTCAGAAAACAGACCGCCGCTGGCTCGTACTCGCGATCGCCACGACGCGGTTCATTTGTTATTTCAGAGGAACGAAAAACCTATGGATTATCCAAAAAGCGTCCCCAGCGTCGGCCTGGTCGATGGCCGCTTCGTCGATGAAAACCCGGTGGCAGGCACACCGGGTTCGTTGATTCCGGCGGTGTGGGGCAACAGCGTGACTCAGGAAATTCTGAGTGTGATTAACGGTGGCGGGTTGGTGGCTGCTGAAGCCGATACCGGGCAGTTGTACAAGGCGATTCAGTCGATCATTGGCAGAGCCAGCCCGATGCGTTCGGTCATCACCCGCCTGGCCGCGTCGAAAACCCTGACCGAGGCCGAGCTTGGCCTGGTACTGATCGACGGCAGCCCGGGGCCAGTAACCTTGCTGCTGCCACCGGCCAACGCCGCACTCGGTGTGCGCGATGTGATTGTCCGGCGAGTGGACAACAGCGGCAATCGCATGGTCATCCAGGCGTCAGGTACTGACGGGATTCGTTTTCACACCCATCTGTCGGCCAGCGGTTATCCGTTCTTCGTATTGATGGGCGGCGGTGACTGGTGGCACCTGCGCAGTGATGGGGCGGGGAGTTGGTGGCCGGTCGGGCGCTTTGACAATACGCCGTTGGGGCGGCCGTTTTTCGAGACGACCCTGATGCTCAGTCCCGGCGGATACGGTGCATTGAATGGCACCGTGATGAAACGCACGGAATGGCCGTGGCTGTGGGATCACGCCCAGCAATCGGGAATGCTGGGGACTGAAGCCTTACGCGTGGGCTCCGAGGGGAAATGGACCACGGGTGACGGTGCGACGACCTTTCGTGGTCCCGAAGGGCGAGGGGAATTTCTGCGGGTTCTGGATGAAGGTCGTGGTGTTGATGCCGGGCGGGCGATGGGTACTTTTCAGCCTGGCTCTTTGCACTCGTATGCCCAGGGCGCCAACGGCGGAGGTGCTGTCGGCGCTTATTGGTCGGATAGCCTGACCAACTTTGGCGCAGATACGCGTGAAGAGCCCCAATACGTTACAGGGCTGGTCAATGGCGGCCCGATCTTTCCGGTCAACACCACCTACCAGAGGGATACCGCAGCAGTTTTGCTCTACGCCTTCAAATCCCGCCCGCGCAACATCGCCTATCCCGGCCGCATCAAACTCATCTGAGGCACTTTATGTTCAATTATCTATTTGATGGCTCGGGCGCTCTGTCCGGGCCTGTCGAGTTCATTGTCACGCCCGGCATTGGTGTCCAGCTACCCGGTAATGCTGTTGAGCTGGCGTACGAGTTACCTGAGCCGGAAACCGGTCGTAGCTGGGCACTGATCAACGGTGTACCGCGTGAGGTGATCGATCGTCGAGGCATGGTTTATCGCAAGGACGGCGGTGCGCAACAGATCTGGACCGAGCTGGGTGAGTTGCCGGACACCCTGACCGCGCAACCATGGCCAGGTGAATTCCACATCTGGCGCGACAACGCTTGGGAACTGGATGAGCAAGCTCGTTTGGCGAGCATCAGACAGCAATCGCTCGGCCAGCGCGACGCATTGTTACGTGATGCCGTCCTGCGCATCGCCCCGCTGCAATACGCCGAAGATATCGGCGATGCCAGCGATGACGAACAACTGCTGCTGATCGAGTGGAAGCTTTACAGCGTAGAGCTGAACCGGATCGAAAAACAGGCTGGTTTCCCCGATGAAATCACCTGGCCGGTTGCGCCCGGGTCAGCAGTAAACACCTGACTCACACACAAGGAGAAGTACCGTGGACTACCCAAACAGTGTTCCGAGTGCCGGTCTGGTCAACGGCCGGTTTGTCGATGAAGACCCGATCGCCGGCAAACCGGGGTCGCTGATTCCGGCCAGTTGGGGCAACGGCGTTACCCAAGAGTTGCTGAATGTCATCCAGGCAGCGGGCCTCGCCGCGTCAGAAGCCAAGACCGATCAGCTGCTGACTGCCTTGCGCAGCAACCGATTGTTTGCGACACCACCACAGTTCGATAACAGCCAGAACGTAGCCACCACCGGGTTTGTGAACCGCAGCGGTACGCAATTTTCCGGTTTCACAACCTATGCGACTAGCGCTGCTCTGACAGCGGCTCAAGCGGGGGGAGTAGTAAGTTTCAACAGCAACACGTCGGTCACGGCCACGATGCCGGTCACCACCAGTGTCATAAGCACGAGCACGCTGACCATCCTTAATCTTGGCACTGGTGTACTGACGATCAACCCGGCGCCGAACGACCGTATTGTCAGCAGTAATACGGTGGGGTCGCTGGTACTGGGTATCGGTGACTCCGCGCAGCTTTTCCGCACAGGTAACGACTGGCGCCTTTATGGCGGCTCGGTCAGCGACCGGTTCGCTTCGATTCATTCCGGTGTCTTTGGTGATGCCGGCTATCAGCGGTTTGCGAGCGGCGTTATCGAGCAGTGGGGATCGGCAGTTTCGGATGCCAACGGCGATATCAATGTCGTATTCCCTATCGCTTTCCCCAATGCATTCAGCAACATCGTGGCGACTCATGCCGGGGGCGATAGCGCCATAGTGATTCTGAGTGGCAACCCGGCGGCAAACAAATTCGGGTGCCATTTGAAAATACGCAGCTATCTCGGCACGGTCTCTGCCGGCTGGACTGTCCACTATCAGGTGAAGGGTTATTGAATGAACGTCTACAGTGTTCTCTTCAGCGCCAGCACCCGGGGCGTTTATGTACCGGGTATCCATTTGTCGCACATTCCCGACGACGTTATCGAAATTCCCCAAGCTTATTGGACCTCGCTCCTGCAGCAGTTGTCGGTCTCGGCAAAAGTGATTGGTGTGCGGCCCGATAATGGCTTCCCCATTCTCGTTGACCCGCCGCCGCCTTCATTAGAAGAGGCGGCCGACGCTGAACGTCATTGGCGCACCGCGCAACTCGCCGCCACCGACGGTCTGGTAGCACGTGACCGCGATGAACTCGAGGACGGCGGCGGCACTACATTGACCACCGAGCAATACGCCGAACTGCAAACCTATCGCCGTGAGTTGCGAGACTGGCCGCAAGATTCTTTTTTTCCGTTCACCGAGCACCGGCCGGTAGCGCCGAGGTGGCTGGCTGCTGCGCTGTAATTCATCAGGGAAGTTGAAATGGATTATCCAAAAAGCGTTCCCAGCGTCGGGCTGGTGAACGGCAAGTTCGTCAATGAAGACGCCGTCGCTGGCCTGCCCGGATCGCTGATCCCGGCAACCTGGGGCAACAGCGTTACCGATGAACTGTTGAATGTCGTCAAATCTGCAGGTCTTGAACCCAGCGAAACCGATGCCACACAACTGTTGCAGGCGCTGAAAAAAATCAGTCAGGCCGGTGAAGACAAGCATGCGACTGATATCGGTGCGACCAATCTGTACATGGCCAACTACCTGCCCGCCATCACTACGTTGAAGGACGGTCTGGCGCTGCGCTTCACCGCTGGCAACGCCAACACCGGGGCGAGTACGTTTGCTCCGAATGGCTTGCTGCCCAAGCCGCTGGTGAGCCTGGCGCTGAGTGCGTTGCGGCCTGCCGAGATTGTCGCCGGCAGTGTGTGTTCGGTGGTGTACAGCGCGGCGCTGGACAGTTGGGTACTGGTGTATGCCAGCGGTGCTGGTGCGGCGAGTGGACGGTTATTGGGAGTGAAGACGTTTACCTCGTCTGGCACTTATGTGCCGACGGTGGGGATGAAGAATGTGTTGGTGAAAATTGTCGGCGGAGGTGGCGGGAGTGCAGGGATTGCCGCGACGAATGCCAGTCAGATCACCGTCTCGGGAGGTGGCGCTTCAGGCAGTTATGCCGAGGCCTGGATCCCTTCCTCAAGTGTTGGCGCTAGCCAGATCGTGACAGTGGGCGCAGCAGGTGCTGGGGGCGTAACCGGTGGTAATGCCGGGCCCGGTGGAACGAGTTCAATCGGATCCTTGGTCTCCGCACCAGGTGGTGGCGGCGCACCAAACGTCGGTGTGATTGGACTCGCTGATTTTGGCTTGTTTGTCGGTGGTTTCCCCAGCACTGCGGCCACTGGCGCAAATATTGTCAGCAGCGCAGGGGCTGCGGGCAGTCCCGGAATCAGCGTCAACGGTTCGATTCTTGCCGGGCATGGAGCGCTTTCGCCCTTGGGCGCGGGCGGATTTGGCAGCAGCGTTGCGGCAGCTGTGGCTGCACCCGGCTCGGGTTATGGCTCCGGCGCGGGCGGCATCGCCAATGCTATGAATCAACCGGGCAGACCCGGCGCCACCGGAGCCCGTGGCGTTGTGATCATCTACGAGTACGCCTGATGAAAACCTACGCACGCATCGTCAACAACACTGTGGCCGAACTGTTCTCGACTGACGGCAACATGGCCGAGATGTTTCACCCGGATCTGATCTGGGTCGATATCACCGACATTACTCCGCTACCGCAAATTGACTGGAGCGCCAACTTCGGCACCCTCGGCTGGGTGTTCACAGCCCCCGAAGTCGCGGCACCGAACAACACCCTGACAACTCTGGCAAAAAAATGGCTGGGGGGCGTTGTCCGCCATCCATGATTCAATCGGAGCATCCAGGGAGGATTACGCATCATGCAAATCACTGAAGACAACCTTAAAACCATCATGCCCAACGCCCGCTCCCAAGCGGGCGTTTTTGTTTCTGCACTGAATAACGCAATGACTCGCCGCCATATCGACTCGCCAAAACGCATCGCCGCGTTTCTCGCGCAAATCGGCCACGAGTCGGGGCAGTTGCAGTACGTGCGCGAACTGGGCAACAACCAGTACCTGAGCAAATACGACACCGGCACGCTGGCCTTGCGTCTGGGGAACACGCCCGAGGCCGACGGCGACGGGCAGAAGTACCGGGGTCGCGGGCTGATCCAGATCACCGGGCGCAGCAACTATCGCCAGTGCAGCCTCGGCCTGTTCGGCGATGAGCGTCTGCTGTCCTTGCCTGAATTGCTTGAGCAACCGCAATGGGCAGCGGAATCGGCGGCATGGTTCTGGGAACAGAACGGCCTGAACGATCTGGCCGACCGCGACCAGTTCAACAGCATCACCCGGCGGATCAACGGCGGGTTGAATGGCCTGCAGGATCGGCTCGACATCTGGGCGCGGGCGAGGGCGGTGCTATGTCCATCTCCTGGCGCCTGATCGGCATTTTGCTGCTGGCTGCGGTGGCCGCTGCGCTGGCCTGGCAGTTTCAGGACTGGCGCTACGGTCGACAACTCGCGGAGCAGGCGCGGTTAAACGCCGACACCCTCAATCAGCTGAATGTGGCCGCAGCCACCGCGCAGCAGATCGAGCAGGATAAACGTCTGGCCCTTGAGCAACGCCTGGCGGCCAGTGAACAAACCCACTATCGAGCCATGAGCGATGCCCAACGTGATCAAGATCGCCTGCGCGATCGTCTTGCCACTGCTGATCTGCGCCTGTCAGTCCTCATCGACGCCGGCGATGCTGCCCAAGGCTGCGGGGTGCCAGCCACCGCCGGCGCCGGCGGCGTGGATCATGCAGCCGTACGCGCCCGACTTGACCCGGCGCATGCTCAACGAATTATCGCCATCACCGACGCCGGCGACCGCGGACTGATTGCCCTGCAGGCCTGTCAGGCCTATGTCAGAGCTCTGGCGCCCGAACATTTTGAATGA